ATCACCTTTCCTAATCCAAGAGTGTGGATTTCTGAGGTCTGGCGAATGGTTCGCATAATATCGTAAAGAGCAAACATATCGTCTGCGCTGCCGCCGTAAGTAGAAAGGTAAAATTCAATGGGTTTTTTCTTCTCCGGATCTTTTTGCAACTTGTTCATTTCGTTTAAGTAAAGCATGGCATGAATAATTTCTGCCACCTTTTCTTCGTGAACATCACAAAACATCCCGATGATTCTTAAGTCGGGCTCTGGTGGGCCACCGCCCAGTGCCGATGGGTCAAGTAAAACTATTTTTTGTTCATCATCTGCCGATGTGATTTTGTCTAGAATTTTCTTTATCATTTTTTTCCTAAATTAAAAAAATTAACCATAAAGCCTTTATTATCTTCCAAATACTTCATCCCTGAAGCCCAATCGTCAAAATCAACGATTGGATCATAAAAATCAGGGTGCAAATCTAGCAATTGATTGATCGCATTAACTTTATATTCCTTAATTTCGTTGTTAAAAGATCTTCTTACATCTTTAAGATCCTTATCACTAGCACCACCTTCTCTCAACTGTCTAAGTTTAGTTGTGTGCGAGTAATAAAGGTTCTCAATTGATTTAGTTAAAAGACCCAAACTAACTAGTTGCGCCACACGTATTAAACCAATGCTTATTTTAACAGAGCGAAAGAAATAAAACGTTTTATGAGTCATATAGCCAAATATGAAAACCAAAACGTACATCCACCATGGACCCATGTGTCCTCCAAAAAATTAACCACTGAGGCTATCAGTGGTTAATGTATCACATAGAATTGATTTTGTCAAGTTACTTGTTAGTAAGTCTCTTCATAATTCGCTCGGCCAGCTGATCAACCATCTGCTCGCGGTTGTTTTCAGCCTGAAGGCGTGCGGCGACACGCTTTGCAACCTCGTTGACAATCTCCTCGTCCATACCTCTGTATGCACGACCAGCAGACTTAGGTGCACCAGATCGTCTCTTAGCCTTCTCGCCCTTGCCTGCGCCGGCTCCAGCGGCCATTGAATCTTCTTCTTCCTCGTCAGGCTTGCCAAACTTACGTCCTGGCTCTGCGCTGCCGTGATCAGATGCTCTCTTTTGCATACGAGGTGCGCGCTCCTCAAGCTCTTCTTCTTCGCTTAAGCCTTTTCTGCCTTTATCGCCGGCTTCTTTTTCAGCCTCATCGCGCTCTTTCTGGCGATCACGGCGCTTTCTCATTGCTTCAGCATCGCGCTCTTCCATCATGGGCTCTTCTTCTTCACCACCCATATCCATCGCTGGTTCTTCGGCGCCCAGATCCATGTCCATGTCTTCTTCGTCACCGGGCTCTTCGGAAACATCAGCTTCCTCACCTGTGACTTCTTCAATAGCTCGCTCAAGCGCAGACATGAAATCGTCCATAGAGACCATCTCACCGCCGCCTTCGCCGGCGTCCATATCCATGTCCATGTCCATCTCTTCATCACCCATGTCTTCATCGCCCATTTCGGCATCCATTTCGACATCCATTTCAGCGCCTGCCTCATCATCGCGCTGGCCGGGCATGGGCATTCCCATCTCGCTAAGACGCTGCTGACCAATAGGGCGCAGATTTGCGAGCTTCATAAACTGGCGAATCTCGCCTTCTGTTAGTAGTTTCTTACGAGCCATAGTTAATTCTCCTTGTTTAATTACATAAACTCAAAAATAAATAGTAACATCTTTCTATAATAACCTCAAAATCGAAAACAACCTATTAAATTTAAAGACTTGAGCTTTTTGAGGGCTTTTGATTCAATTTGCTTAATTCTTGCGAAGGAGAGATGCTCTCTCTCGGCTACCTCTCTGAGAGTCATGGGTCCGTTTTCATAAACAGAAACCAGAGTACAATTATATTCATCAGGATAATCCTGCCAAAGTCTGCATTCTGTGTCTTTACATTGTTTCTTTCTTTTCATACATCTACGAGCGCACGCACGTAAGCCATCTTCTTTCATAACTCGGGGTGCTCCTCTTCAATTAAATCAAATATATTTTCTATCTCTCCATCGTTCAATCCAAAATCTTCCATTTTCTGCTTTCCTTTGTCTCTCAACTGCTTTGATTTTGCTTTCTTTTTCTTGTTCTGTGGTTTCATATCGTCAATGTAGCTTTGTATGCGATCATCACCATCTAGATAGCCAGCGATGATAGCGCGAAAGAACTTTGACTGGGTGACACCATCGTGACGCAACTTTAAGATAAGTTTAGCGTGTTGGTGTGTGTTCTCAACAAACGCAACCTTCTTGTCCAAATGAGGATTGGCTACGTCATCGGACATTACCAACTCCTCGTGTTAATGTGAGTGCGGCTTTCTGACAAGCCAGATGTGGTCTGTTCAACAAACTGTGCTTTAGTTTGAAGCTCTCTCAATGTGCGAGCGCCAGTATATGAAAAGCCAGAGCGAATGCCTTTTTCTAAATCTTCAAGTATAACACCAACAGGGCCACGATGTGGAACGCGGGTAGCCACACCCTCAAAAGAGGAATACTTTCCACGCCATTCTACTTGGGCCTCCTTAGAGGCCATTCCGCGATAAGTTTTCCACCGGTCACCCTTGGCACCCATAAATACTTCTCCAGGCGTCTCGGTGGTTCCTGCGAGTAAAGAGCCGACCATTACTGCATCGGCACCTGCGGCCAGTGCTTTGACCATATCGCCTGAGTTCTTGATGCCTCCGTCTGCGATAATTTTAACATCCCTGTCTGTCTTGGCGCACTCAATAATTGTTTGTAGCCCTGGTAGACCATGGCCTGTCTGAATGCGAGTGGAGCAAATGGAACCACCGCCGATATTGCATCTAACTGAGTCAGCGCCCCAGTCTGCAAGATCGTTGATGCCTTGAAGAGTTGCTACGTTTCCTGCCATAAGGTGATAATCGTTACCAAACAACTTCCTAAGCTCGCGCAGCGCCTCCTTCATCATAATATGATGACCATGAGCAACGTCCACGCACAAGAAATCTGCGCCAGCCTCTACCAATGCGCCGGCACGATCAAGATAGTCGCCCGAGACACCAATGGCCGCACCAACAATACGCGGCGAACTAACTTTGTGAAGCTCGTTAACTTGTTCTTGGGCTGTGTTATATCTATGGATGATGGCGCATGCACCATGGTTGACCATGGCACTGGCCATGGCGCTCTCTGATATTGTGTCCATCGGAGAGGCAAGAACTGGCAACTGAAGCAACACACCCTTTCCTAAATCGGTAGATATATCAATTTCACTTCGCGAACGAATGTCTGAGTATTGCGGCTTTAACAATACGTCATCATATGAAAGGGTCTTATTCATCTTGCTGCCCTCGCAATAAATTTTTGTATATCTTGTTCTGTGTACCATGTTTGCGGATCGGGGTCAGCTGGTTCTTGTAATATGTCAACTCTCTTATTTTTTCCCGTGTGAATTGCACAAATAGACGGCGTGCCATCAACTTTAATATGATCACTTAAATCTGGTGCATCTCCAATATTAAACGCAAAAAAATACAAACCTTCCTTATCTTCATGTGCTTGTGAAACTCTCTCGTATGTAAACTTAAGTGCGTGACATAAGTGACATCCGTTTGAATAAAACTTAACTACGCAAACTGCATCTTCACCTACATCCCCCTTCAACAATCTCAACAAAACATCTTTTGAAATTCTTTCAACCATTGATTCTTTCCTCCTTAAATCTGTCTATAATTTCAATCGCGGTGTCCCAACAATTTGGACAATAAAGTCTTATCGTATTTTTATCCTGCACAACCACGCTCCATGTTTTGACCATCTCATGATTTTTCTTATCAAATGGCGTAGTGCATGCCAAACATTTGTCTGGCAACTGGTCAAACTGGAAAATTTTTTCGGCGAGTTTTTGCGAGTTTTCTTTACCCACTTTTCTCTCCATGGCGCGGCGCTGCTTACGATTCATTTGTTCATCGCTCCAAAAACCTGCGGGCCGCTGCCGCCAAACACTACAACCGCCGATGGGAATGGGGCGCTATTGACGCTTCCGCCAAACTTTAAACGACCCTTTAGAAAATATACCTCGTTGGCCTTCATCACATAGCTGTGCCAATACTTTGTATCTGTTCGCGCTGGAATAAGCATAACCACCTTGGAAACTCCATCCTTAGCAGTATTATATGCTTTCTGAATCCATTTGTCAATACCCCTTCCGTAAGGAGGGTTGACAAAGGACACATGCCCAGACCAGTCTTTCGATAGACCATCTTCTGCCTCAGTGTAGAAGTTGGCGCACTTTGTGTTGTGTGGATTCGCGCATGGATCCAAATCAAATGGCCCGAAGCGCCAGTTGAGCTTGTCAAAAAACTCTTGAGGGGTTGCCCACTCACCTGTCTTTGAACTAAACATTGTCTTTTGTGTTTCTTTATTCACTTTAACTCCTTTTTACAATTAACAATTCGTGTGATTCTTTCTTCATAATGTCGTGCCTAATCGTTCTTAAGGCAGCAACAGCATTTTTAATATTCTTAAGCGGGGCCTCATCTGCCACATTATCTTCATAAAACTTGTCCAAATCATCAATGTGTTTACACAATATTTCATGTTCAGTCAAACATGTGCGCGCCGTTCTCTCTTTTCTGTTCTTTCCAACTCTTGTCTCTCCAATGTCCATCGAGTAGTGCCACTCGGGATAAAATAGCTCAAAGTCTGAATACCACTCTCTTACTGTTTCACAATTATTGTAAGAGAGTACGAAATCTCCCTTGTGATCCAAAAGCATATCACGCAATTTCTCATGATCAAACTTGGAATGATGCACGGGAATATTCTTCATAGGGTATATGCCGCCCAACATCTTATTATCTGCATCTGGCTTAAGATAATAAGGAGGGTCAAGGTATAAAAAATCTGTTGGATGCTCCTCTATCGCTTTTTGGAATCCCCGATGATGAACCTCAAGAGTGGGGCACTTAAAATCTCTAATCTTTTTTATGGTCTTGTCCCACTTATCCTGGTTCATGTAGATTTTAGAAGCCCACCCTAAAAATCCAGGACCATAAGAACAATTATGATTAAAATAATAATATGCACCCAGCTTAAATTTTTCAATTTCCTGTGGGGGGCGCTTATAGAAATCAGTCTTCCAGTCTTTTAGCATTTCTTGGACTTGTGGCGTCCGTATTAGTTCTTCTTTAATCAGTCGATACTCTTTCTCGGTAGGACTAATCTCCGACAAGCAATCCGCCAATTTATCTGAATCCTCAATCAGGCATGTCCAGAAATTTACCAGAAGATCAAAAACATCCGATCCAATGACTTTCTTTCCTTGTGATGCCCAGTGAACCTCTAGTGAACCACCACCTAAAAATGGAGACACAATGGTATCATATGGATCGACAAACGGAGAGATTTTTTTAATCGCTCTCGTTTTGCCACCTGCATATCTCAACACCGTTTTCATATAGTATAGTGCCTCAAGTTTGCTTTAAGCACCTCGATAAATTCACGACCCTTTGAGCCACCATGGGCACCTAGAACGAACGACTTCTTCTTAGAACGATACTCGTAGGTAAGAAGCTGCTTTTTAGAATTGCCACTAACAAAGTCTCCCTTAAGGCGGCCAGTATGCAACAAGCGCCACTCAATACGCTCACAGATAAAGTTAACCACGTCATCCATGTTGAAAAATACATGCTTTCCATCATCATATGAGTATGCCATAACATCACCTTTCTTGAGATACTTGTTCCAAAAACTCGGAGTCTTGAGAAAGTTTACCTGCTCTGCAAAAGAAACGCCATGATCTACGCATGTGGGACCATGACTTAAAATACGATATCTTTCCTTGTCCGTGAGTTCTGGCAAATTGCCTAGATGAATCTGGATCGTATTACCGCCCTTTACCGATACGCTTCGTGAAGACGAGCCAATATGACTATGCAGCTCTTCAAGAATCTCGTGACCTTCGCGGATCTCGCAATCTGCTGAGGCACCAGAGTGGTTGATATCATCGTCTTCATATCCGTAAACGCGATTAAACTCTCTTTCTCTGGCATGGCCTCGTCGCTTTACTTGACTAGCTTGCTTAGATGACATTGCATGTCGGCTCATTTGTCTGTGCTCCCTAGGGCTCCTATGCCCCTGTTGCTGATTGTTTTAGGGTACTCATATAGCGTGCCCTCTGTATTTTCTTGTGGCTGAAAGTGTACGACCGGCATCATTACCAGTTGCGCGATCTTGTCGCCGTCTTGGATGACGCGGGTATCGCGCCCAACGTTATGTACATTGATGAACACTTCTCCATCATAGCCCGAATCAATCACACAGGCGCCAACCACCAAGTTTAACTTAGCTGCCACGCTTGAGCGGTTCTTTACCTCCAGCATATAGCCGTGAGGCACACCAAAGCGCAAACCAGTAGGCACCAGCGCGCTGGCGTTAGGGTGAACCGCGATAATCTCTCCCGGCTCTTTTGTTGAATAGAACACATCTAGCCCAGCGTCCGATGGGTTCGCGCGCTGTGGGCTGTGTGCGTCTTCTCGCGTCTTGGTATATTCGATAATCACTCTTCTTCTCCCGAAAACATGTTGAAGTTCTCAACAACCTCGTCAATGTTTACCTTGCCCTTGTAAAGACGATATGCCTTCACAGCGGCTCGGATCTCGTCAGTGTTGAGCCATCCGTTCTCACGGAACTCAGAACGAAGCTCTCGCTTCTGCTCCTTGTAAGGCTCGATACAATCTTCAATCGCCTTCAAAGAACGAATATATTCCTTGACGTAGCGTTTTCTTTCTTCATTTGTTGCAGCCATTATCCCTCCTATTGGATACTTTATAAGTGTAGCAAAATGGCAGCTACCTGTCAACGATTATTTATAAATTAATGCCAAAAAGTTGTTGAACAAATTGACGGATGACATTATCTTTTTGCTCTTCAGTGTCAGCTTCGGAGAAGATATAATTATACGTTCTTTTCTCGTTATCAATCTGCTGAGTAATATCATTCAATTTTGATTTCATCCATCTTGTTTGTTGATCATAGTTCTTTGGGAGCGGAATGTCAAGCCTCTCAGCAATATCAATCAGAATAAAATAATTCTTTTCTTTCAAAGCCGTGTTAGCGAGCTTAAAATCCTCTTCCATTGAACGCCTTTGCTTGTAATCATGTTTTAGGGGATCTATCTTATCAGGGTGGATTTTCATCGCGATACTTTTAAATAATTTTGAGAACAAGTTGTGGATAGCGATTTCATCCTCAGTCATTTGCACATCCTCAGTCTTTTCAGCGCTCATGGTAGAGGGCACTAAATCAGTACCGCTAGACTCAACTACAGGAACATCCCCTGATATTTCATCTTCAATTCCGTATGCTTGTTTTATTTCTTCTTGATGTTTTTGATTTAATTCATCTAATGATACATCACGTTTCTTTAAAAAAGATTCATAGTATTCTTGAAAATCGGGTGCTGTCTCTCTATTCATACTTTTTGTCAGAGAAAGTTCCTCTTTCAAAAACTTGTATTCATTTAGAGTTTTTTTCCACTTTAATTTTTGATAAACACCCATGTCTATAAGTAGAACTTTTTATTTGAACTCAAAGTCTACTTTAACATCAATTTTCATTTCTGGAATCTTTAACTTGTTTGCCAGTTTGTGCCGTTTAGCTTCTTTCGCGTCAAGAAACCAGTCTGCATGTCCTTTTTCATGAACAATATCAAGAAAATAATTTTCTTCATGGCCACAATTGAAAGCCATCATTTTATACACCTTTTGATTTAGTCTCTCGACTTCTTTTGCATCAGCTTTGATCTCTTCGACTTTTCCCCACCCCATCGAACTAACATCGTGAATCATCACTGTAGCATCAGGGTCCATATACCTCATACCATCGAGGCCAAAGCTGAATAAAATAGCGCCACAAGACATGGCTTTGCCTTGTACAATCGTAGCTACCGGCAAAGTCGAGTGCTGAATATCCGAAATCATCGACATAAGACTATAAACTTGTCCACCATAGCTATCAATAATGACAGGCACGACCGGCTGACCCGTGTTTTGAGCTTTCATCATTTGAGTTGAAAAATCTTTTGCGGAGCTTTCATCAAACTTGTTTACGCGAATAATCACAGGCAGATTATCGTTCCTAAACTTTACCTCTTTAAGTAAAGGGCTTGGTGTATAAATAATATTCATTT